CTCTGGCCGATTTGGAGCGGGCAATATGTCGAGCCCTCGCCCTTCCTTGGCTGGACGCTCACCTTTGAAATGCTGTTCTACGCTGGCGTTGCCGGCGCTCTGCTCACAAGGCCGGTCATCCCGTTGGTGGCGCTCTGCGTCACGATGACGGCAGCGTGGCTCATCCCCGGAGCTCTGCTGCACTATCTCGGCAACCCCTTGATCCTTGAGTTTCTGTTCGGACTCTTGATCGCCCGCCTTCCGGCGCCAAGGAATGGCGGTTGGGTAATGCTCCCGCTTGGCGCTGGCGTTCTTTCTCTCGCCCCAATCCTGTCGTTCAACGGGATTGAGGCGCTGCACTATCTCGACACCGCCGTGCTTCGGGTCGCTTGGTGCGGCATTCCCTGCGCGCTGATATTCTACGGGGCTCTGGCGTTGGAGGGTCGGCTCAAATCGAAAGTGTGGGATATTCCGGTGCTGCTCGGCAACGCCTCTTACTCAATCTACCTTTTCCATTATTTTGTCACCCAAAGCGTATCGGGCTTGCTTGGCTTCCTCTGCGCGACAGGAGCCGGACTTGCAGTCTATTGGGTCATTGAGCTCAGAATTATCAGGCTCGGCGCATCCCTACGGGAACGTCCGCGTAATTCCATTCTCATCGTAGCACCGCACGGTTAGCGACCAGGCTTGAACGTCATTCGGTCGTGCGCCGATAAAGATATTGTTGAAGCCGCTCGATCCCAAAAACGACCCCGATTTGGTGACGTTGAAGATCTCGGCGAAATTCACGCCATCTGAGCTGATCTCCCAATAGGCGTTCGTCCCGTTATCGCGCAGGCCGATCCAATACATGCCGCGATGGTCGTAAAATACTCGCGATGAGTCCTGGGAGTTGAAGCTCGTCGCACTGTTGTATTTCTGGGTGTTCCAGGTGTCTCCGACATTCAACAGGCCGTGCAACTTCCCGGTGCTGTCGCGCCACCCAAACATGGGCCAAGAATCCGGTGACGAATCGCAGATGAAATTGGGCTGGACGAGGATTGCCACCCGATAGGGCGTTGAGGCCGGAACCGCCTTGTAGATAAGCTGAATACTGCCATTGCCAGCGGCTGTGCCGGTCATAAAGACCGCTTTGCCGCTGACTTCGCCCTTGGCCGTTCCGCTCAAGAAATTTTCGTTCGTGAAAGCCGATGCGGCAGGAACCCCGGCCGACATATCAAACAAGTCGTTCGCCGCCGAGCCGCCTGACGGTATATTGACCGTGACTGCCCCGCCCCCGGTGTTTGTCGCACTTACGCCCGTTCCAGTGAAGTCGAGAGACGTAACGGCGGTGCTGAGCGTCGTTCCCTCATCCTTGGCGGTAAGTGAGCTTCCGCCGCTGGTGAGCTGGGCAAAGGTGAGGCTCGTTGAACCCACTGTGATCGGAGCGTTGGTGGAGCACGTCCATTGCGTATCGGCGAGGGTCGTTCCCTCACTCACGTAGACCGTGGCGTTTACAATCTCGGCACCGGAGTCCGCGTCAGTTGCGCGCGTCGGCGCTCCTGACGCATTGACTGTGTAGATCCCGTTTTCGCTTGCAGATGTTTGATTTTTGAGGAGGATGCGATCACCCGTCGCCAGCGTTACGCCGTCGATCGTGTCGCCGTTCTCGTAAGCTGAAGCAAGCACGCCATTGGCGGTCGTGGCAGCACGCACCGCCTGCTTCCAAGACAGGCCAGCGACCTTGGCATCGATATAGGTTTTTGTCGCTTTCTGGCTTGCAACCTTACTATCCGAATTGGCCGCAAGAGTGCCGTCCGTATCGAGATATGAAAGCGGGATGCCGGTTCCTGAAGAATTGTCAACGTAGGTCTTGACCGCCTTTTGCGTCGGGATGTTGCCGTCGCTGTTTCCGGCAAGAGTGCCGTCGATGTCGCGGGTGAGCAGTCCGGCCGTTCCCGATCCCGTGAAATAGGGAATCTTGTTATTCGCGGAGGTCAGCCCGGCAAGCGCGGTCAGGTCCGCGTCGAGCGGCTGATACGATCCGCTTGGAGATGCGAGTGCATTCCACGCCGCCCCGTCATACCCGAAGAAAGCGTCTTCATCGTTGATCCAGGCTGTCATCCCCTCGATGGGGGTAATGAACTTCCACGCGGTGCTGACGCGAAACGCGATCTTGCCCGCCTGTCCCGACCACGCCCCGGTAGGTGACGCTGCAACGAGATAGCAGTCGCCGTCCGCCGGGGAGCCCGGAGGAGTTGCGAGGTCGCGATCCTTGAAGATGAAATGCCCGGCGCCGCTTTCGATGTAACGGATTTGCTCGTTGACCGTCGTTTCAGGGGTAGCCTGTCCTGACGTGAGCTCGGGCGCGCCGAGGCGTGGCGTAGTCATACGCTGGATTTCTCCGGTTGTTTATGGTAGTCAGCGGCGGTGACTGATTGGCTCACCTACATCCCACCGCAGTGGGCTCCGGTCGAACCCGAAATGATGCTGGCCTACGTTGAGGACGATGACCTGAAATCGTTTTTCTATATGTCCCGAACGGGCTGGTGGACGGTGGACGAAAACGGGACAGCGAAGAACCTGAGCATTTTAGGCTGCTAGAGCGAACCCGCGGCCAACCGCGTCACTCATCTGGTAGGCATTATACGAAGGCGGAACTCCGACCGCGCCGCCGTCCGCAGCAATCTCGGCTCCGGTGTAGGTGAAGAGGTTGGTCCCCGTTACCGTGATCGTTCGCAGAACATCTGTGCCGTCGAGAATGTCGATCTCGTAGGCTTCCGAGTTTTCGCTGAGCGGGATAGTCGAACCGCCAACCCACGAGCCGCCAACCCGCGTCCGGCGAATGATCTCCCCGAACATGTCGGTTCCATCGGTCGTCCAGATGATCCGTGCCGGAGCATAAGGCTTCAGCGTGGCTCCGGTGAACGGCTCAAGGTCGATCGGTGGCGCCCCGTCGATGTCACGAGCCAGCGTTTGCGCCTTGAAGTGGAGATTGTCTCCAACGTCCGACAGGCCCATTTCCTGGTCGATCAGGCTCGATGCCAGAACGAACTCTTCGTTGGCGGCGTGCGTCCCCGTCGCCCATTCCGTTCCCCGGCGCCCGCGCTTCAATCCGGAGATGGTATAGGAGCCATCCGTCTCCAGCGTGGCCGTGGTGAAGTTGATTAACTCATCACCGAGCAGCGCCAGATTGAGCGCAGGGTCAGCGTCGATATCCGCTTCGGTCACGCTCGAAAGCATCAGGTTCCCAGATACGTTGACCGTGTTCCCGCGATCCCACAGCCACGGGTCCGCATCTCCTAAAGCGTCCGTCGAATAGCCCCATTCCGCCCCGCTCGAAGAATCGACCGCGTTCCATTCGGTGTCGTAATCGGCGCCTTCCATGAAGTAGGCGCCGGGCCAGCTCTGCGTCGAATTATACGGCCCTGCCGTATAGTAGAGCAGCGGGTTGTTGTCGTTGTCCGCATCCGAAAGAAGCGGGATGTCCTTGACGAAGCCCTTGGTCGGGCCGGGAATGTAAATCGTCTCGGGATCACGCCCGTCCATCTCCGCGCCGGAGCCTGAGCCGAGCGCGTGAATGGCGGGGTCGTCACGCTCCCATTCGGTGTTCAATCGTCCGTTGGTCAGGGTCAGCTTCGTGAGCCGCGCCTTGGTCGTAATCCCGTCGAGCTCAAGATAGGCGACATCGGCAGGCTCGAACGCCAGCCGTTGAGCCGTCAGGCCGAGCGTGAACTTCTCCCGCCCCATCCACTGCCGGCGGTGATAGCGATCGGCGAACTTCTGCGCGACCGCCGGGGTGGAAACGTAAGTGCCAAGATCGATCGTCGATTCCCGTACCGAATCCACGCTGTCCAGCGGACGCTGGGCAATCACGGTGTTCGGCTGCTGGTCGTGATCCTTGTCGGCGAAGGTGAGCGTGACCTTCCTTGGCAGGTCGGTGTCCTGCGTAATCGAAGCGACGTAGCGGGATTCGTCGCCGTCCCGCGCCAGCTCGGTCGTCGCGATGGTCAAAGCCGGAGACGAACCGCGATTGACGAACTGGATCTGAAAGTCGTGCGGCCGCGGATCAACGTCATGGATGTCGAGCAATGGCGCAAGCATGTCCTTGCCGGAGCCCTGCGTGACCGAATAGCCTTCGACCGTCTGGGTTAGTGCCGAAGAGTCATGCCCGGTCAGCCCGCACCATGCGGCGACATCATCGACCACCGTTTGCAGGGTGACACCATTAGACCCAACGCGGTCGAGAAACAGCCAATGCATCTCGGTCGCAGTTTGGTGAATCAGCGCGTGGTTCACCGGATCGTAGAAGACCCCGCCGGGATATGTGCCCCAGTCGAAGATATTGACGGTGCGGATTAGGCTGCCATCCGTAGTGCTATACTCGCCGCCGTGCAGCCATATGGATGGCGCGCCCCTGCGAATGTTCCTGAATACCGTTGTGATGTCCGAAGTGTTGATCGGAGCAGAAGTGGCGGCCCCAGCGGTCCAGGTGTCAGGATCGACGACAAACAGCTTCCCATTTTGCCACGTGAGAAAGTTGCCATCATCATTGCACATCGCGTAAGCGGCACCCGAGGTGACGGTATCGACCAAATGCTCGGTCGGCATCGCGCCCCCGGTCATCTGATAGAAACCGACCTTGTTCTGGCCTGGCACCTCGCCCACCGCCCAGCCGTTGCCGTTCGAGTCCTCGAAATAGTGGTTGGCGATAAACGAAAGAACGGGGCCTCCCCACGTATCTCCGTCAAAGAAGATGACGCCCGGAGAAATCCCGCCGTAGGGCGCGAAGCATAGCAGCCCACCGACATAAAATACCGCGCCGATGAACGGCCCCGCGACAGCAACGAGGGAATCGCCGCCATCGGCCCCGATCGAAGCAACCTTGGTGGCCGGGAAATCCGAGCTTGTTCCATAGAGGCTGCCGGTAGGAGACTCGGCCAGCCAGTTGCCACCGCCCATGGAATCGAATGACCGCACGAATTTTCGCGTGGGAACATCGATGACACGGACATGGCCGCCGCCGATCGACTGATACAGGCGCATATAGTCCGATGAGAATGTCATCGAGCTGGCGCCGTTGACTTGAGCCAGCGTATCGACCGGGAAAATGTCGGACTTGGTGTGAACCGCTTCCACTGAAATCTGCGGAATGCGGTTGCCGAACTTCTCTAGCGGAATGTCCTCGAAGACGATGTAGGAAACGCCTTTATAGGCGGGGCATGTGTCGGGTCCGTATTTGTCCTCGCACCACTCGGTAATCCGCGGATCGGGGCTCTGATCCTCGGTGCCGAGGTAAATCCGCATGTTCTTGCCGTTGGCGAGCTTGACGGTGTCACGGCTCTTCAGCAGCGAGGCAATCGAGATTGGGCCGGCCCCGCTGACATCGTAACTCAGATGCTTGTCGAGCCAGATGCGCTTTACCGCGTCAATCTCATGGTCGGCGATGGCTACAGCGAAGGTTCCGTAATATTTATAGTCGGCATATTTGCCAGCCTTGCCCTTCGAGGTTTTCTTGACCTCGCGCAGCTTGTCCGCCCAGATGATCGGGCAATCGAACCGGCGCACGCCCCAGAAACGCGGGATGGGGGTTCCGTAATCCGCGGTCGAGACGTTGAGCTCTTCGAGACGCGGCCCTTCCGTCTTGCGCGTCATCTGGAGCGCGGTCTGCGCCGCCATCAGCGCGACCGTGACGACTAGCTTGGGGATGGGCATATTATCTCCATCTCCAGATGCTATCCACCGGGCACATCTTGCTCAGGGCGTCGAAGCGGGTTTCCTTCACCCGCCGCTTGTGCCCGGCACCCTGCGCATGGATCACCGTGTCGCCCGCGAAGATCCCGAGATGCTGCGCGCGGCCCGCCATCTTCAACAGCAACACGTCCCCAGGCCTTGGTTCATCGGCCTGGTCGAACACCGCCGCCATGCCCTCTTTGAGCAGGGCAACGGGAACCGGCTTGTCCGGCCGATAGGCGGCGAAGGTCGCGTAGAAGCTTTCCGCTTCCGGCAGCCCCAATTCCCGCGCAACACCCTGGATCAGCCCCTTGCAGTCGCAGCCCACGCCCTTGACCGACTGACCCCAAACGAACGGCGTTCCGACCCATTGCCGCGCTTCCGCGACAACGCGGCTACTGATCGCCCGCGCCTGGGATCGCGGCACGGAACACCTGGTCGCCTCCCGGTATCTCGGGAAAGCCTCTGAAGTTGATGACGTTGTTGTAGGTCAGGCACGTTGGAACGGTCGTATCCGATGACTTGCGCGCCTTTGAGCAGCCGTTCTGGACGTCGAACCCGTCTCCGACTGCCGGCGTGGCAATGAGCGGCGTGAACAATTCCACGTCCGCCGTGCCGTCCCCGTTGTCGTTCCAGTCCACGATCTCGACGGGAAGCCCGCCCGAGTTGGCGCCAGAGGTCGGCGTGACTTTGCCGAGGTTGAAAAAGTCGTCTGCACGCGATCCGCTGTTGGTCAGCTTAAACCGCATGGCGTCTGTCACGGAAACGACAGTTTCGGACTCTACTGTGGGTGTGGCCCCGCAGCGCGCATCGCCAAAGTCCGCATCGCAGTTGTTCGCGAGAACCCGCCCGACCGTCTGGTTGAAGCGGTCCATGTCGGAGCGGATTTCAAGGATGAACTTGCCGCCTTCGACGCGGGCCGAGGCGACGTTCCCTGCCAGCAACTTGATCGCACCATATTCAGGATGCGCCCAGTTGATCTGGAACATCCTCGCCCGCGCACGATCGTATTTTCCCCCGAGAACATGGGCCAGGGTAACGTCCTCGCCAATCGGGCCGGTGATCTCGTAATTGTCGGTATCGAGCGAAGCCGATTGCGAGATGTCAGACGCGATGACCCCGGTGCGGCATTTATACGTTACCGAGCCGTCGCCGATGTCAAAAGCAAGGTCATGATTATGGTCGGTGATGCCCAGCGAAGTTCCGTCCCGGCAGTCGAGCAGGAGCATGTTGCAGCGGGTGTGGGCGCGTTCGGCAAGGTGGCCGGCCATGCCGGTTCCGAGCGTCCTCAATCGGCTTCTCGCAGGGTGATCGTATCGACGTGGCGAAGGTGTCCGGCGTCCATCGTGATCTGGAGCGGGGACGCAAAGCGCACCCGGCACATCTTGGCGTCAACGTAGTCATAGAAGTCGAACGTATGCAGGCCGCGAAGCGTGTCATGCCACATCTGGCGGATTGCGTTATAGTCGGTGAGGTCGCCCGAGGTCGAAACCGGCGGAAGCGAAATCTGCCATTCGCGAGGCTCGCTATCGACGCGCGAGTTGCGGACTTCTTGAAGATTGTCCTGAACGACCACCTCAAGCCCGTCCTGCCCATCGACGCGGACGGCCCCGATCTCGATATTGCGGGTGAGCTGGCTATTGACGTGCGCCATCAGTAACCCCGCCTCTTGGCCGATGCGATTGCGTTCTGCGTGCGGGCGGCGATCTGGCCCATCGTCTCACGGCTAACATTGCCGTTGATGTGAAAGTTGATGACGCTTCCGCCACCGTCGCGCATCGCGTCATGCCCAACGCTGACCCGCTCGCCATGCGAAACGCGGGCGATGGGCAGGCCGTTTAGCGAGAGAACGTTACGGTCGGTCCCGCGATGACCGATTACGTTGAACGCGCCACCGGTAGCGAAACCGGGCAGTGATCCTCCGCCCGAGGCACCTAGTGCGATGCCGCTGCTTGCGCCCAGCGCCGCCATGTTGCCAGAGACGAGGCCGCCGAATCCGCCGCCACCGCCCGCGGCCGAGCCAATCACGCTGAACAGCATCTTCTCAAGCTGGAGCTTGATGAGCTGGGCAAGGATGTCCTGAATGGCGGAGAGGGCGATGTCCCTCATGGCTTTCCAGCCCTCGCCAACGTGGCTCAACGCATCGACGAGCCCCTGTAGCCCCTGAACCTCGATCCCCTGAAGCGCTTCGTTCACTTGCGCTGCAGTATGGGGAATGTTGCTCAGATAGTTTTCGAGCGGCCCCTGCGTCTGCTGCATCACGCCCTGGCGGTCGAGCGCGTAATTCTTGTTGAGCGTCAAAAGGTCGCGGCGCGCATCTTCGATCGCTGCGTCGTCCTTCGACTGGTCGATGATGCGCTGAAGGGCCTGCCGCTTTTCCTCATAGGCGAGCTTCAGAAGCTCAAGCTCAATCTGGCGTCGCTCGGCCTGCGTCGTCGCGATGTCCGACATCTTCTCAAGCGTCTCACGCTTGCGATCGAGGTCGTGATCTTCGAGCAGGGCAATGTCGCGCAGGCGAGATTCCTGCTCATCCTCAAGGACTTTCTGCCGCTTGAGGCTATCGGCCTGATCGTAAAGCGCCTGCTTCTGATCGGCCTGCGCCTTGGAAATGCCGTCTGCGCCCTTGGTAATTTCGTTCTGCTTGACCTGATAATCGAGATCGGCCTGGAACTGCGCGCGTTGATTGTCGAGGATCTGGATTTGGAGCGTGGTCTGCTCGACGTAATCCGACGACAAGTCTTTCTTCGCCTGAAGAATGTCCTCTTGGGCACGGAGCTCGTCCTGCGTGAAGTCGTAGGATTTACGAAGCGCGTCCAGTTGCTTGCGCTGCAATTCCTCGGCGCTGTGATCTTTCTTCGGCTTCGGCCCAGCTCCAGCGAGGAAGTCGCCGATGTTCACACCGCCTGGCCGGGGCGCCTTCCGGGTGATGCCAGCGACATTTGAGTCCAGACGGGCGTGGAAGTCCAGAACTCGGCTGGCGTCATTCGCGGCCTTGAATGGGTTTTGGAGCTTCGCGCCGGCCTGGATGAACGCGGCCATTTCGACGCCGGCCCTGCGAAGCTCGAATGCTACCGGGGCAATCGCCCCCACGAGTGCCGAGAACGCACTCGCCAAATCCAGAATCGCCTGGGCATTGTCTGCAATGACGCCTGCGATCTGGGCCTTCAGGACGGTCTTGATCGCTTCAAGCTTGTCGGCGGTCTCGTCGGCTTTTTGGATTTGCTCGTCGCTGAGCACAAGGCCAAGCCGTTCGGCTGCATCGGCAAGGTCGCTTAGCCTACCCTGCGAGCCCGACAGCAGATTGTCGAGCTTCGCGCCCGCCTTCCCGAACAGCGCCACCTCCACCGCTGCGCGTTGCGAGCGGTCGGTGACGTTCTGGAGCTTGTCCGCGATCATGCGGAACACCTCGCCAGCGTCCTTGCCGCGAAGCTGGTCAATGCTGATGCCGATTGCGTTGAAGGCTTTGATCTGGGCCTGCGAGCCGACTTGCGCCTTGCCCATGCTGATCGTCAGTTTTTGGATGCCGGACTCAAGCTCTTCCTGCGAGATGCCGACCTGTCCGGCAGCATAGGAGAACGTCTGAAGATCCTTGGTCGTCAGCCCGAGCGTATCGGCAAGCTCGCCAAGGTGGCCGGCGTATTCCAAAGCTGCCTTGCCCGCCGCAAGGATCGTCCCCGCCGTCAGGCCGGCAATCAGCCCGGATACGCTTGATTTGATCGAGGCTCCGACACTACCGAAGCGGGTGCGGATATAACCCGCCGTTTGATCGGACGTCTTGCGAGCCCGCGCCGCCCCTTGCTCGAATTGAGCGGTGTCCATGCCGAGAGAGACGCGGAGGGCGCCGATCAATGCTGACAAGCGCGCCTCCTGTTGTTAAATCTCGGCTCGGATGAACTGCCCAGCGTGCCTTGAGCCCGTCAGGGACGGCGCCACTCGCTGCCCGCATTGCCGACAAAGGATCGGCATTCGCTGGGATGGCGTGGCGGGTGCCGTCGCCATCGTCGTGCTCCTCGCGTTCTGCGCGAAGCAGCCTGACAACACGGCAAACGACATCCTGGCCGCAAAGCGCGCGTGCGATGCCCAGACAGGGCAGAGCTGCACCGTCCCCTAATTCACTTCGCGAATGTCGATTGGAGCACCGCCTGCCTGGAACTGAGACAGGATGGCGAACATCTCTTCGGGCGTTTGGCGTTTGCGTGGCTTGGCTTTGACTTCGAGGTATTCAGACAGCTTCTTGAGCCGCCCCTTCTGCGCCTTGGCCTCGAATACAACCGAGTGCCACGCACAAGAAATCGCCACGTCCAGTTCCCTCTTGTGGCGGCGAGCAGCGCCATCCATGATCGCCACAAAGGATCTCGGAGTCTGTTTCCAGAACTCGGACGGGCTAAGCCCCGCCTCGACCCACTCGATCAGGAAGTCTTTGACGCTCCACGCCGCTTTGGAGGGTTTTTGTCCTTCTCTTTCGTTTCGATCGAGAAGGCACGCATCAGCAGCGCGTTGATCGCGACCCCGACCTTGACTGCCGAATCCTTGCTCAGCATCAAGCCCGCCGCTTCGTCCAGCGAGGTTTCGGGGTGGTGCTCCCGCATCAGTCCCCACACCACCTTGCCGATGGTCCCGAGCATCGCCTGCCCCGAAAGCATCGACGCAACGGTGGTGTCCATGCCCTCGCCGGTCAGTCCCTCGATGGCGGTGATCGCCCGAAAGTTGATAGCGAGGCGCAAAACCCCGCCATCGAGATTGACCTGTTCTTCCTCGTAAAAGGTGGAGAACATTAGACGGTCGCGTAGCTCGGCGAGCTGGTGTAGCGAACCGTCAGGGTCGCCGTCATGCGATCGTCGATCGGGTCCGCCGGAACCCAGCCCTTGACGATGCAGTTGCCGGTGATCTCCTGGTGCGAGCCGGACGCGATCGGCAGGACGATCTTGAACGCACGCACAACCTTGTCCGCAATCGCCGCGCGAATGAGAACGTCGGTCGCGTTGCCAGGAATGAAGTTGAAGGTGAAGTCACCCGAACCATAGTCGGTCAGGCCGGCGATGAACTCGCGCGCAGTCGAGCCCATGTGGGTCGCTTCGACATCATCGATCTGCGGGTTGGGAGGGGTGACGGAAAGAAGTTCGTCGAGCTGGGTCAGGACCGCGCTGGCGTTCGCCAGGTGGAACTGCGAACCGAGGCCGATCCCCACGTTCGTGGACATGTGTTAGGCTCCATTTGAAGGAAGGGTCGCCATCGCGGCGAGCCGATCAGCCTTGCCCAAGGGCCGGTATGGGCTATCCCGATCAGGGAATGGTGTGTGCTATTTCGAAATCGACAATTTTGCAGTTTCGAATGCCGTCCGGTGTGTCGATCTGCATGTCACCTAGTTCGTTTGGGAATGCGCCAAGGAAGAGGGTGCTGCCGACCGTGGTTCGCGTAGCGCCTTCGAGCGCAGCGATTACCGCTTCTTTAAGATTGAACCCGGACGCGCCCTTTCTGAAAAAGCTCTTTGTCCGAATGCGAGTCTTCCGCGTAACTTGCGGGCCATCCATTTTTTTTTCACGCGGGTCGAAGACGTATTCAAGGATAAGGTATGGCGGCTGGGTGCCCTGTTCGACCTCGTTCCACTCTACAGCGTTGGCTAGCGCAGAAATGCCAGCGTTGGCTTTGAGGAGCGAGCGTAAGTCGTCCTCCATCATAGGTTCGCCCTCTTTTTGGCAAGTCGCGTTGCCGCTTTCCCAATCTCAGCGCCGAGCGTTTTGGCGATAATCTCCAGCGCCTCGCTCTTGGTCGATTCCCAAGCTCGGGTGAACCACATTTGGGCGGGGTCCTTGAACGTGCCGAACTCGGTGAACATGCCTCGCCCGAGCGCCGTGCCGATATAGATCTCCGAAAAGCTTTTCCCGTCCCGCCGAACGTCGCGAGACTGCCGCTTGGTCAGCTTCGTCCCGACGATCACAGACCGCTCCAAGACTCCGGTTTCTTCCGGGGCGTTGGCTTGCGCCGCCGCCTGAACCACGTCCGCCGCGGGCTTCAACGACCGCTTCAATGCATTCCGCGCTGTCGCCTTGGGTAATTCAGCAAGCGCCGCGTCCAGCTCCTTGAAGCCGGACATGGTGAACTTCTCAGTCACTCGCAGCCACGCTCTCGATCAGCAGGAAGCCCCGGCGCGGTTCGGTCACGTTCACGATGTTGAACGCCTGCCCGGTATCTTTTACGGTGAGCCGGTCCTTCGCGTTCAAGTCGGCCCACGAGGAATCCTTGCGGATTTCCCAATTCGCCTTCCCGAACGCCTCGGTCTGTGACGCCGCGGCCCGCTCAGCCCCGGTCAGGGGAATGAAGCGAGCCCACACGTCCGCGAGGTCAGCCCAACCGCCGGGGACGGTATTGAAACCATCATCCGTCTCCGCCCCCTTACGCTGGAGCGTAACCCGGCGATCGAGCTGGCCTGCGTCCATTACAGAACGGCGCCAGGCGCCTGAATGTTGACAACGAGAACGGTTGTGCTCGACGCCATGCCGATAACGGCCGGATAGTCGCCGGTCGTGTTGTCGGCGACCGGACGAATGCCGCCAGCCGCCCCCGAGAGGTAATAAGCCACGCCGGCCGTCAATGTGGCGCCGATCGTAACCGAGCCCTTGGTGCAAACCGCAAGCGGCTGACCCGACGCCGCGCCGTTGAGCGCGATACCGGCAGGGGTGCGGACTTCAGCGGTCGCGCTGTTGCAGTCAGCGAGCTTGTAGGTCGAAGACGAGCTTTCCAGATACACCACCTGACCGGCGGTGATCGCCGCGCCCGCGTTGTGGCTGCGGTCGATGGTTGCGCCCGAACCAGCAACAACGCTGGCTGCGGTGATTGACAGGTCTGCCATTTATGAGGTTCCTTCAGAGGGAAAGTGGCGTCTCTCGACGCGGTTAGAACTTGCGGTAATTAGCGATCAGCGCGTCAACCGTATTCGGGAGCGTCGGAACGCCGCCATCAGGTGTCGCAGACTGCCGCGTGGATGATACGGAGGCGCGCTCATCATACCATTGAGCAATCATCATCAGCATGGCGGCGCGGAGCGGTTCAGGGACCGTGGAATATCCGGCAACCGCAGTGACCGTAATTGCGTCGGCTACGCATGAGCGCGTCGTCGGCCACACCTGGTTCACCTTCAGCCGGATGAGTGGCCTGCGCCCGATCAGCACCGCCTCATAAACAGAGGTGGAAAGCGTCTGCGATACGCCGTCAGTGTCCAGATAGGTGATCGAAGTTACCGAGGAGATCGGCGCAACTGGAAGGTCGAGAAGATCGCACCATTTTGAGCAACGCAATTCCACAGTTTGCGAGACCAGCTTGGTAGCCGTGTATTGCTCGACCAACGTCCGCGCAGTTAGGATGAAACTGTTTAGCAGGCCGTCCGAGTCAGAGCCGTCAACGCGACACTGCGCCCTTGCCTCAGTAAGCGTGATAGGCTCGGATGCGGGTGCAACCGTAACTTTTACGGGAAGGAAGCTCATCTAGCGTTTCTCCCCAAAAGGGGCGGCTCCGAAGAACCGCCCCGATAGTTAGGCGACAGGCCCAGTGACGGGCGCGCCAAGCAGCGCGACAGCCGAGAGCGGCGTGCCGGTGCCATGGGTGCCGCTGAAGTCCGCCAGCAGCTTGAGGTAACGCTTGGTTCCCTTATAGCCGAGGCGAACAACGGTCGCCGAAGCATGGGCCGCAGTCAGCGAGTAAACGATACCGCTCGACACCGCTTGCGGGGCGTGGATCACGTCTCCGGCGGCGACGTTGCTATACGAGCTGTTGTCGTCGCTCTCGGTAAGAACGAACTCGATCTTGTTTGTGCCGCTGAATGTGATGCCGCCAGCGCCAACTTCGATCAGAATTTGGCAGCCCTCAAAGCCAGCCATGTCGATAGCGACGGGGGTGGCGTCAGCCGAATAGGTAGCGCTCGCGATCATCACGTTGGCGCTGAAGTCCGAAACCAGGTCTTTGCGCATCGAGCGCTCCTTTGTCTGGAAAGAAAAGGGGCGGCTCCGAAGAACCGCCCCAAAGTTGCTTAGCTGGCCGCGTTGACGAACAGCTTCACGGCGCCGCCGACATCCACGAGGTTGCCGCCCGAGCGGAGCCACGCGAGGAAGCCGACCTGGCCGTTCTTGGCGTAGGCCGAGTCCGTGAAGCGCTGCATCACAACGTCGAGCGCATCGCGAATCTTGTAGTAGCTGAAGTCGCCGTAAGCGATCGACTTCGCACCAGCCGCCATCGAGGCCATGTCCTGGTTAATCGTGATCGGATCGCCAAGAAGGCTCGCGGGCGCACCGCCCGGAGAACCGGTCTCGTAGCCGGGGTTGAAGATCGGGCGCGACTGACCGTCAACGATCTGGCGCAGCTTCTTGAGCGTGCTGTCGTTGAACATCCAGCGACCGTTCTTGCGGTAAGCCGGGTCGATCGAGTGCTGAAGCTCGATCAGCGAGGCGTAGGTGATCGCCGTAACCTGCGAAGTGCCGTTCGACGCGGTGTAGCCAGTCGAGGCGGCAGTCACGAGGCCGTTGGGCTGCGAGGAGCCGGTGCCAGTCGTGAAGTGCTGGTTGGTGATACGACCAAGGCGGGTCACGAGGCGAGCGCGAACGAACGCTTCGATGTCCACGGTGCTGTCCTGAAGCAGCTCGATCGGCACGGTCACGACCTTCGAGCTATACTTGTAAACGGGCAGCGACTTGGTGCCGAACGACGCGTCGGCCGAAGAGGCCGCAGCGTTCTCGGCCACGATCTCACCAACTTCCGAAGTGCCGTCCGAGGTCGGGAATGACATCGGATTCCCCTGCGCCGTGCGGATCACGTCAGAAGCCTCACGCATTCCGCCAAACGCCTTGAGAGCGTCAAGAACGCTGGCAGCAACTTCGGTCGCGACGGTGTAGCCGCCTTCCGAGTTGGTGCCCGTGGACATGGTGTTGCGCACCACGGCCCAGTCTGCCTCGTTGAACGACTTCTCACCGCCGCGAAGCCACTTGGCGTAAACGGCTGCGCCGTCCGATCCCTTGTCCTTGGCCGCGCGCTCGGAGGCGACAATGACGGCATCCGTCAGAGCCTCTTCCGCAAGGCGGGCGTTGACATCGTTGATCCGCTTGATCTGGGCGTCGAGAGCGTCAAGCTCCTGGAGCCCTGCGTCGTAAACCGGTTGGTCCTTTTCGGCGTTCCACTCGGTCTTATTGACGAGTTCGTTCAGCGATTTCGCCTTTGCCGCGCGCTGCTCGCGGAGAGCCTGAATGCTCATCGTTGGTCTTCTCCATCTTGGGATTGGGACGCCTCACGGCGTGCCCGGTGAAAGCCGCATTGTGCGGCAGGGTTCTGCTTCGCGCGGCTTGCGCTTACGCAGCTGGTCGGAGCAGCATGTCAGACCGGAAATTCGGCCTCTTCTGCTCGGTTTCGGTGATCTTCTCGGCTTCGTGGGCCACAACTTTGACCGCTTCCGCCGCGTTCTTGAGCGCTGCGTCGAACTCCTCGGTGTCGAGCGTCAGCTTGACTTTGAGTTCGCCGACCGTGGTTAATTTCTCATCTTCGGCGGCTGGAGCATTCTCGTAAGCACTCAAGTCCCACTTAGCCTTGTTCTTGGGGCCATCCTCGGCAACCGCGTCGGCCAAGCCGAGGTCGATCGCTTCTTGAGCGGTCAACCAAGTCTCGGCGGCCATCAGTTCCGCGAAGTCGGCACCTTCCACTCCCCGCTTTGCTGCGGCGGACTGGTATGTTTCGACAATCGTGCCGTCGATCTTGTCGAGCAGGTTGGCGGTTGCGGTCATATCGTTGGCGTTGCCAATCGCGATGCTCCAGGCTTTGTGGATCATCAGCATCGATCCCGGCCCCATTACGGTCTCATCCGCGACCGAGGTCAGGAACGACGCAGCCGAAGCGGCGTAGCCATCAACGTGGGCCGTAACCTTACCATCATGCTCGCGGATCGCTTGCGCCATAGCGCGGGCGCCGAAGACATCGCCTCCGGGCGAATTGATGCGAAGCGATACGTCGCCCGTCATGCCCTTCAGCGTCTTGACGAACGTATCCGCCGCAACGCCACCCCAGAAATCCGCCTCGTCCTGAGACGAAACGATCATGTCATAGAGGTAGATGGTGTTGGCTTCGGCTCGAAACTCGCCACGGTTGGCGTTATTTTTGAGAAGGTTGAGCAGCCGGTTCTTGTGCATTCGTATCCCCTTTGGCCGCCACCGGATCAAGCGTGCCGTGGTCAGGCACTCGCTTGAGGTTGAGGCGATTGCGGACTTCCTCCGCTGTGATGAACGGTTTTTCGCCGGCCCTGCCGAGCGCGGTGCGGTAGCTGTTGAACAGCGTCTGCATGTCCGCCTTTTCGAGCTCGAACGTGTCGAACTCAGCGAACTTGCCAGCGGTCCTGAAGAACTTGCGGTTAATCTCGTTCTGGAACTTGTTGAGGTGCTGGCGAAGCGTAAAGCGGACAAAGCCCTGCCCCATCGTCTCAACCCCTGAACCCCAGCTCGTGGTCTTCTCGGTGTGCCCGATCATAAACGGCGGGACACCGTAGGCCCGCGCGATTTCCTCAATCTGGAATTGGCGGGTCGCAAGCAGCTGGGCGTCTTCCGCTGAAATGCTCAGCGGCTGAACCGAAAAGCCCATTCCGAGGACCGCCGGCTTGTGGGCGTTCTGTGTCCCAGAGTAGAGGTTCGCCCACTTGTTGGCGATGTCGTCGGCGGTCTCGCGATTGATCGGCTGATCTGACTTTAGGACTAGATCCGGTCGAGCATTGTTGCTGAAGAACCGGCCAGCATAATCCTGCGTAGCAAGCGCAACGGCTCCGCTCATGCTCAGATGATGCTTAAGCGGGCTGACCGAGCGGCATCCATCGAAGCCGAAGCCCGCGACATGGAGAATGTCATCCTGATCGTAAACTAGATAGCCGTTAGAGCTGTTCGGCAGCCGTGGATCTGGCGAAACGGCATAAACCAGCCGCATCCCGTCAGACGTAGGTAACGCCTGAACCCTATTGGGGTGGACCGGCTCAAGCCCGACAATCACCGGCCCCTGGCGCTTGATGACTGCGAACGCGTCTCCGTGGAACAGCAGCGACAGGACGAGATATTCCCATCCATTCGCAGCCGACCAACGGGGCAGGAATTGCTCGTTGAGCACCCACCACAAGTCATCGTTCTGGAGCTGGTCACGCTCTCCGTCAGGCTTGCGCCGATAAACATTCATCGGAAGAGCGGAGATCGCTCCAGCGATAAGGTTAACACAAGCAAAGACCGCCGAGATTTTCATCGCGGTCTGCTCTGTGATCGGCGGCAAGCCGGAAACCGGGCCGAACAATTCGCCCCAACTCTCGGATTGATAATTCCAGTTTTGCAGCGGTTGTGCGGGAATGTCGTTGCGGATCAGCCGCTTGAAGTTTTCCCAAAAACTCACAAGAACACCTGCAATTCGTGAACGGGCTCCTGCATCATCGCCTCAACCCCTTCCGCCATTGCCAGAGCAACCAGGCCGTCGATGCGGCCCGTCGCTTTCGCCTTGTCCAGTTTCCTGTTGCCGGCCGGATCGCTCACCGCCACCGCATTGGCTGCGCACATCGCAAGCACCGGATGTCCGCCGTGGCGGACGCATTCCTTGAGCAAATCCGCCTCAAGCGCGTCGAGCGCCGGGCTCATGCTCATGTAACCCTGACCGAACGGCTCCAGCGGGAGCGAAACGCCTTGGCGATCGAGCGCCATTTGCATCCGGTCCATCCGCCAGCGGTCGAACCCGATCTTCGCGATGCTCAGTCCAGAGCAGATTTGCCCGATGTCGCGGGCAACGTAATCGTAATCAATGACGCGACCGGGCGTTGTCCGTAGTAAACCATCCCGGACCCACACATCGTATGGCGCCTTGTCGCGGCGGGTTGCTTCCTGGACGCTTTCGAGCGGCATCCAGAAGAAGGGGCTAACGTGAACCATGCCGTCCTTACGACATGTGAGAACAAGCGCTGTAAGGTCGGTCGTTGCCGAGAGGTCGAGACCGCCATACACAACCCCGTCTAGCTCTCCGGGCGCACCGTTGCCGGCCTTCCACACGCCCGGAGACACGAAAGCCGCAACCATGTTGACGCGCTGGTTGAGGAAGAGGACGCGGAACGAGTTTTCGTTGCTCGGCATCCGCTTCGCCGCGTTGGCATGCGTCTCGACGTCAGCCCGCGACCGGAAAAGTCCGATAGCCGGGTTAGCGGCCTCCCACGCCGCCGGATCATCGAGTTCGCAATCCTCTGGTGCTGTGTAAACGTGGCTGACGATCGAAGGATCTTGCGAACTCTCGGCATCGTCGAGAAGCTTGGAGAACAGGTCCGCGTCAGTCGGTGCCTGTGTCGAAATAACAATCAGCAGCGCGTCGTCGTATGCACCCTGTCCGGTAGTAAGAGCGTCAAAGAAGTCGTCCTGCGGACCTACGATCTGCCCAGCCTCGTCGACGATCGCGACCAGCGGCGAGCCGCCGTGCGTCGTCTTGCCCTCAGCTGATAGGGCGGAGTATTCCACGTTCATCGGAAGCCCGATGATCGTCTTGCCTGACGGGATCAGGCGGCAAACCTTGCTAAGCGTCGGCGAAAGCATGATCGACTTCGCCGCGTAGTTGTAAACTTCAGCCGCCTGCTTCCGCGACCGCGCACCGCTGTTGATGCGGCTGTTCAGTTTCGCTTCTGGACCAGCCGTGTGGACCAAAACAATGAAGGCGATCGTCGCGGTCTTCGCATTCTTGCGCGCTTCGCTCAGATACGCCTTCTTGGTTGTGACCTTGTTATCGTAAACGGCGTAAAAGAACGCCTCCTGGAAGTCGGCAAGCGCGACCGGCTGCCCAACTAGGGGGCCTTCCGGCACCCTCGCATGACGCTCGACGAACGCCATATTGCGCTCGGCTCGTGTGAGCTCGGAAGTCGGTAGCGAGCGCCAATCTCGCAGTTCTGGAATGGGCCCGCACTTGATAGCGTTGCGGACCACCGCCCGCAGCTCTCGGGTCATTAGTTGAGCGCCGGCCTCGCCAGCAAATCGTCATCCAACGGATTGTCTTTCACGATCCCCGTAGCCTGCGCCCGACGCTTGCCAACGTCTCGCGCCTCACCCTCGGCTCCGCGCCCATGCTGCTGGAGCGTGCGAAGATAGGCCATCTCCAAACGCTGGAGGTCGCTCATCCGCGAAACCGTCTTGGCGTCTGGCAGGGTCTCTACCTCGATCGCTTCCCTGAGCTTCTGGATCTGCCATTGTGTCCAGGCGAGATTTGAAGCCGTCGCAAGTAAGGCGGGGGTGCCTTCCCATTCCTCGCGCGTGCGCCCCCGCGTGATGGCCTCCCAAAAGGGCATCGCCGCTTCAGGCAGCGGACAATGCTCGGGCGGACTCAATGCGTCTAACGCCGAGGCCATGACGCGCACAGCCGCCGTAGCCGAGTCAATCCTCTGCTTCCGATCAGCCATGTGGGAAAATCCTGTATTAGCGTTTGTTTTGTGCTTGCGCGCCGCTGTCCGCTAGAGACGGTCTAGAGATTTGACCCGCCCCTCCCCGTCGAGAACGAGTCCGACTAGGCAGTGCTTTGCTATCCACTTACTCGCAGGGCCTACATCCTTGATGATGCCAAGCTTGCCGAGCAGCGATACAGCCAACAGCGCGGGATAGAATGTCCATCTCTTGCGAATGGCCAGTGTCATGGTGACTTCAGCCACGCTTCACCTCCTTCGACTGAGCATGGCCGTGGATGCAGTGCTCCTTGTCCTGCATCGGCGCTTTGCATACTGAGCAGCGAGCTACCTTATCGGCCATCCGTCTTCTCCATATGCCGGCTTGTGCTTATGCCCGAATTGCTCGGCGGTGCGCTTGGCGTGGCACTCGTTGCAGAGGCAGCGGATGTTATCGTCGGTGTCCGTTCCGCCTAGAGCCAGTGGCTTGATGTGATCGGGCGTTACGCTCTCAGTGTATTTGCCACGCTCCAGGCAGTCCCGGCATAGAGGCTCTCTTGCCAACCTTGCCTTGCGGAGCGCCATCCCCGCTCTGCCTTGGATGCGCCCGTGGTTGTCGCGCCTCACCCGCCCGCGAGATTCCAACCATACAGGCTGTCCGGATCAACGCTCAGCAGAATGGCGGTCGCGGTCCCGTCAATCCCCGACAGGCTCACTTGCGTATCCATGATCCCGTCGCCGTTGTAGTCGAGCGCGTGAACCGACAGGTGGGCGCCGCTCCAGGTGTCGAGCTCCATCCCGTCATAGGGCTTGTCGAGCGTGATAATGTCGCTGTAGCTGTGGTTCACGTCGAACATCACACGGTCATGCGCGGGGTCGAAACCGGAGATGGTCCTGAAACCGTCGCCGTGGAGGATGAACGTGTCGTTGGCGTCCGTGCCCAGAAGATCGGAGCCGAGAACAGCCGCTTTAGCCTTGCGTGCCATGATACCTCGCAGATGAGTTTCGCGATACGCTCACATGCTGTTGCCAGCTCAGTTTCGGTCACGAGTAGCCAGCCAGATCGAGATGCACTCGAATGCAACCACGCCGGCAGATACGAGCATCGATGCAGCAACGAGCTCGGCAGCCTTGATGGCTATCCTACCAACGGTAGTCGTCACGGGTTTCGTCATTGGCGTGCATCGGATGCGGCAGAGGCGGTAAGTGCTTGGCCCACAGTCGGCCGATCGTCTCGGTTACGTTCCACTTGCGACTTAGCTCGGTGTCCCACCATGCCCGGTATTTGACGGGCGGTGAGAACCAGATCATCTCTAGTCCCGCGCGCCTTCGGCCAAGCGAGCGATGATCCTTGGATACCGCGCAAGGCAGCGCTCAATGTTCTCGATGAGCTTGGCCTTGTCCGGGGATTTGGAATGATCGTCCTGTCGCGACATCCTGCTCATCGTCCGTATGGCCGCTTCGGGAATGCCTTGGGATCGATCTTCAGCAGACCGGCGAGCCAGTTGCGCATCTCTTCGCTTACCGGAACGCCGTGGAAGTCACTGATGCAGTCGCCCCACAGGATTGCGGCCAGCTCTCTCTGCTCACCAGGATTGCGGGCTTCGACCTTGACCGCGAGGCAGCACATCGCCCGTCCGAAGTTGTCGATCGCACGCGCAATCTCTCGGCCAGCCTCGGCTACTTCATCGAGGCGATCGGTTTCGGACACCGGCTGATACTCCCGGAGAATGCGGACTTTGCGCGCTCGTGAACGCGGAGGCATGATGTCCTCCTGAATAAAACCCGCCAGTCAGTTGCGCTTGAGTGCCGTGCTTTCGCTTCTCGGTCGGCTTCAGAGGCTGTGCTGGCGGGAACCGCGCGCAGTTCAACGTTCGCTTGGTGGAGCGTCAGGCTTCGGCGCGGGAAATCGGTGCGCTCCGGCGCACGATAGGCGCAATTCGGAGCATTGCATTTCGCATAGCAGAAAACAGTGCGCTTTGCAAGAACTTTCTTTGCCCGCGATCGACGGTTCGCGGAACCTCAACGACTGGCGCTCGTTCGAGTTCCGCGCCCTTTGAAATTGTCCGCCTCATGCGCATGTCAGACTGCAACATAAGCACCGGGACTGGGCCATTGCCGCGCTTGCGATTGCAGCTCTCGTGCGCCAGTCTCAAATTGTGGATTTTACTTGAGCCGCCCTTGGACAGCGGATGAACGTGGTCAATGCTCAGAACCGCCTCGTAGGCAATGCCACGACCACAAAGCCAGCATGATCGGCCATAGGTGGCGACAAGTTCGTTGCGAATGGAAAGCTTCTTCTTCGGCTTCCTGTTGAACTTGGCGCGGCGCTCCTTTGTGGTCATGCGGCAAACCTCCGTTCAAACCGCGCTGGCAATGCTCCATCCGTAAGCAGGCATAAGCCACGAATAGCCGCCCGCAACAGCTCGTGGTCATTCGCATCGGGAAACCTCACCGGCTGCATGTAAGCCGGAACCAGTTTCTTCTTTTCCAGCAATGCATAGGCGATGTGAGACATGACCCACGGCGCGTCATCACGACCATCTGGGCGACTTCCAACCACGGGATCGACCAACAGGCTCAGCAGGGCGCTGCGCTCCAATCCCCGCAGTTCCTCGTCAACCAGGTCGAACCGTTCGTCCCGCGCGGTGTAAGTCGCTTCACCGCGCGACTTGTCCATCCGCTCGTATGAGCCGGTTTTGAACCCGTGGCCTCTCAGGAGCTTGCAATAATGGTCGCGCCATTCGCGTCCCTTGTCGCGCAAGTCCTGAGCCTCGAATCCATGTCCATCCAGCAATCCGAGCGCATGAAGTTGACCAATGCCGTCACACACGTCCTGGT